TATAATACCACCGGCGCTGATACGCTCACTAAATTCCATTTCAGATACGATAATGGTATCGCCCAATGCTTTAAGCTTGCCTACTTTGTAAGGGTTAATATTAGCCATAATTACTTTTTATTTTCCTTTGCTTTAATTTGTACAATCTCATCTTCGCCTTCGTTCCACTCTTGATCTAGTGTAGCATCTTTAAGAGTAAAATCATGTTCCGGTGAAACAGTTGCTTTCTTAACAGCATTTGCAGATTTATTACCTACTGTTTGTGCGTAAGATTGGTTTACTTTTTGGGTAGCAGGTACTACAACTCTATTATGTCCATCAATAGTATCACCGCGGGCGTTGACTTTCATATTGCCAACCGCGCGTGTTTTTTCATTCTTGCTAATAAGGGCTGACATATCTAATGTCTTTCCCTGTGCTGTTTTGTACATTCTAGGCATATATTATCTCCTATTTTATAAACTCATCAATTGATAAGTCGTAATATAAGCTATTTATTTTATGAATCCCTATCAGATATAAAACAAAGCTTGAAACACTACTACCCCTACCAACACCCCAAACAATATTGTTTGCTCTCATAGTATCAACCAAATATTTTAGGTATTGCAGTAACGGAAACATACTTCGTTCTTGAAACAATAGTAGTTCGTGCCCCGCACGTTGTAACTCTTCATCATTCTTGCACTGATCTAAAACATATTTGGCTATATCAAAAGTTTTATATTCGTCCGGCATGTACCATGTAGACTGATTAACATTATCAAAGTGTTCTACATCACAATCGGAATGTTTATATATTACTAAGTTTGGTATGTTTTTGATACCCAAAGATTCGTCAAATTCAATATTAGAATCAACTAATACTTTTTTTAGAATACGTGAGTGATCTTGCAACAGTAGGTTGCATATATCATTTTCGTCAAAAATGATTTGCCCGAACTCGTCTTTATACATTTAGATATTGTAAGCTAAAATAACTTGTAAGTCAAATTATTCTTCTGGTTGTTCCCAAGTTAGACCTAATTCAGCCCAATTATTGTCATGCAATTTAACAACTTTATCTTTCTTGTCTATATTTTTGGTTCTGAGTGTAGGATCATTCCACCAGTAGTTCCCTGCAAACTCTTCTATTTCTTCAATAGGGGTATGAAATTTTATCTCTGAAGCTAACTTAGATGTAAATGTAATACCTGTTATAATTAATCTATCTTCCATAATAGCGTTAATTTTACTTAACAAAACTAAACCGATGATTTGATCGTATGGCTCTTCAGGTATAACTAAAACATTCATCCCTGCTTTTTCATACTTTTCAATTGCTTTCTTTTCAGTATCCTGAACAAATATGGCACTATCAACATAACTATTTAAAAAGTAATTTGCCCTTTCTATTGCAATCAACTGTTCGTACTGTCTCTCTGTTTCTACAGTCATAAACAATGTCAAAGAATAATTGTTGATTAAAAAATTACCTTCAAAGTGAATAGCTGATAAAAATTCAAACTCTTTTTCTATTTTGGCGGTCATTTGGTCTTCTGTATATTAATTTGAATATTCTGCTTTTGGATCAATTCATCCATTTTCTTGCTATATGCAGTTTTGTAACTATCAATAGCCATCTGAAGTTGATTGATTAAAGGCCCATTACCCGTTCTGTAAGCAAAAGTTAATTTGCTTGTTAAACTACTTATAGTATTTTGCAAGTCCTCTAAACTTTTATCCTGCAAATTATTGATAAAAGGGTGTTCCATATTAGAATGGTGTTAGAGGAATACGCTTATAGATGTCATTACCAATAGTAACACATGCCACGCATACAATACTATTCCCGGCAGGGGTATAATTAGTTAAGGTAACGGTTGATCCTGCTGCACCGTTAGTACGTGTTCTACTAATAGTAATATCATTGCCCGAAATTGATTTAATGTAATATACTAAATTACTATCTAGGCCACCTGTGTTAGCATTAGGGAAGGATGTAAAATGTACCGGGGCATTATTTGCTAAACTTGTAGTGTTAGTTAAAGTAATTGTACCGTTACTATAAGTTTGCAATACATTTTTTTCATAAGGTGTACCGTTATAATCATCAGTGGCAACATACAAATAACTTATTGGGTTGGCATACATTACAGCAACGTTGCCTGTTAAGTTAACATTGGCTCCGCCTAATGATGAACTCACTGTAAACTCTGTACTGCTTACAACATTTCTCACATAGTAAGTAGTGCCCAATGTTAAATTAGTTTCTGTAGTTACCCCTGCAGGTCCTGCAGTAAATACTACAGGCAAATCTGTGTAAAGTTGTGTAGTTGTCCCGCTTGTAACTATTACATCATTAGCTAGTGTTGAAGTGAGTGTTAATTGATTTAATGAAGGATCAATGCAAACTGTTCCTGCTGTATCTCCCACATAACCTGTGCTTGGTGGAGTACGTTCAGTTAATTGGCTTGCTTTATACGGACGATTTGTTGGTTCTATATAGATTGTGTTACCGCAATCAGTTGAGGTCAACAAAAAGTTTAATTGCGATACATTATACGGACAAGTCACGTAGGCTAATCCATCACTGCCGTAATTTTCTAAAATCGTCAGGCCATAATTATTGTTTGAAGAGACTACTTCACTAGGAAAACTAATTTTAGCGTTAGCATTTGAAAAATTAAACAATAATTGAATTTTTCTTTCTGTGCCTACAGGTGCCCAGTTACCAAAATTAAGTGTCACATCTTCGCTTATTACGCCATATTGTACGTCTGCAAGTGAAGTATCAATAACTAAATTTCCAGCTAATGCTGAGCCTAAGTTATATGTAGTTGCTCTAAAGTTTAATGTGGCAGCATTACTAATTAAGGTATTAGCCATATCATTATTGATAGAGCTATTAGCCAATGCTGATTTGAGTACTACCTTATTCTGTAAATCTGTGATTTCGTTGCCTGCAATATCAAGGTTATTTTTAATGCTGGCAAAGTTAGTTCTGAATCCCTGGCTGCTATTATTTTGTCCAGGAATTGGATAATTAACGTCTAGACTGTTGGTATTAATAGTACTCATTTTTTAATTTCCCTATAACGTATTTATTGTCGTGGTTTGTCGGGTAAAATAGTTTTACGTGGAAACAATACGTAGAAATCCTTACTGTCAGTAGGATCAGGTACAGGGGTCGCACTTGGTAAACTTAACCATGCAGGAGGCGATGGTTCCTTGTCATAATTGTATGTATTGCTCTTATCTACTGTAAATCTATCTATTTGGAAGTTAATTTGATTTAATTTATTAATCTGTCCAACTGGGTTTTTCCACTTAGTTTCTATGTTCTTTTTAATTTGCTGTGCGTAAGTTACTTTCTTCCCTTCGGCGTCTAATATAAAATCACCCGCTGTGTTTTTGACATAATCATATTTACAATATGCAACTACCCATGCTGGAGTGTATCCTAAAGTACTTCCATTTAGTTGCTGACTAGTCATCCACGCTGGATAGATTCTAAAATCAAATTCTTGTCCTAACTCTTGCCCTACGCGATCTCTCATATTTGGTAAACTGTTAGGGTACAAAGTTCTAGCATATCCCGGCCATAAACTTGTATAAAAACTTGGTAATCCCTGTTCAGTCAATAACGCACTTCCATCCTGTGCTAAGATAGTGAAATTTCCACGTTGTGTGAGTAAGGCAGCATCAGTTGGATAGATATAACTTGTAAAAATATCTGTCACACTAGTATACCAAGGACCACCATTTAAATCAATTAAAGTAGGCCATATAATACTTTCATCTACACTAATGCCTTCTGGATTTACTAAATTGTCTATAACTTTACTATAAACAACCTCATATATAATATTTCCTTCTTCGTCTCTAGCGATAGCTGTATCTAGTTCACCCAATGTAACATTACGCCAGTAATGATTTCTAGTAACACTTGCTATATACTCTTCAAAATTACTCGCATGTATACCGTAAGCATGTTGATATGTCACATTAGTTGCTTTTCCAAAACTTGCATCTTCCGGACGATAAAGATATGCTGAAGGTATAAGATCATTACTCGTCAAAAGTGAATTAATTAATTGACGACCTGTAATGTCGGGCGTACACTTAATATATAAAGTCTCAAACGGTGTGGTGTATTCTTGTAATACTTCTATGGTAAATACTTTGGTGCTAGAAATAAGTGGATACTTAGGACTATATGCTTCTACTGTAAAAGTAAACACACTAGTTTCGCCCGGTGGAGTAAAATTAGTTTTAGGTTGAAAAGCTGTAACTCCGGTTAATTCCCCGTTACTTAATAAATTGATGTTGGGTGGTAACGATCCGCTTTCAGGTGTTAATCTATATTGTAGGTCAACATCTGATTCTGCGCTAACTTTTAAATTGCAAATAGTACCGTTATACAATATACCTAAATTGTCATTGGATAACCAAGTTATAGCATTATCAATATTGTTATATAATATAAAACTAAAATTAAAATATGGTGTTTGAATAGAAGGTTTATCTTTCTTTCTCGCATACACTTTAAAATAATATTCACTAATACCATCTGTATTCATTGACGGAGAACCATAAATCCAACCTGTATCTTTATCAAATAAAAGTTGATTAGGTACATCAGCAAATATGTATTCTAAATCATTACCATCAAAGTCATGTCCCATTATTTTATAGCTAAAATAATTATTAGCTTCAAATTTTCCTGTTTTAGCAGGAGTGGTTAAAGGATATGTCATACCAGGAACAAGAACTTCACTTACCGGTGGCAACGCATAATAACTAAAATTCTCAGCATCACTACTAATATTAAATGTAGGAGGTCTTGTGTTGTAAATTGCAGGAATTCTACTATCCTTGTTAATAGGATTAGGATTACCTTTACTTGCAGGTGTTTGTTGATTTATAATAGTTATATTATAAGCTTCAATATCATTGCCTAACGGACTTTCTAATAGTAATGTAAATCCATATGTTCTTATTGTTGCTTCGCCTACACTTACTTTAGGCAACTCTACAGTCATGTATCCTGTGCCGTCAACCAAATCTAGTTTATCACCGTTTTGTGTAATACTAATTGTGATTTCATTTGTTTCTCTGTTGACGCTGTGTATATAATATGTTTTACCTGCAACTATACCGCCAAACACAACACCCTTAAATATAACTGTTCTTCCTACTTCAATATCTTCTACGCTTAAACATAAAATTGTATCGGTGTCTGCTTCAACTTTTTCTGCACTAGTTTCTATAGCTTGATAATTTATATTTGTAATAGGTGGTTCAGCATAACCACGTATAAGTCCAAATTCATTTATCTCTACGCCCGGAGGTAAAAATCCTTGTATCACGCGAATAGATACTGGATTACTGGCTACAGGATTATTATACATTATAGGTATTTCAATCCAAGTACTATCTGGCCCGTTGAAAATGTTTCCAGAAGGAGTTACAAATGTAGGGGTAGATAATCCTGAAATAGTTATACTAAATGTTTTATCTTTAACTTGCTGTAAGTTATCTGTTGCTCTTAAAACAAATGTGAATGTTGTCTCTTTTTCTACAGCTTGTGGTGTACCAAAAATAATACCATTCTCATTGAAGAACAATCCTGGAGGTAATGTACCACTTAGTAAAGAGTAACTAAGTGATGTAGCAGGCTGTTGCGGTTGAGCTAATACGTTTACTGATACGTTGACATCTGGTGGAAATGTACCTAAACTTCCATCAGTCCCTTCTGTGATCCAATTTGGATTAGACAATCCACTAACTTTTATTGAAAATAATCTATTAGATTTATTACCTAAATCATCTATGGCTTGTACTGTAAAACTAAATGTTTGATTTAAAGTTTCAAAACAAGTTCCTGATATAACTCCAGTAACAACATTAAAGCCTAATCCAGTAGGCAATATACCTTGAATTAAATTATATGTTATACTAGTAGCAGGAAATACTGGTAAAGCTTCAACTAGAAAATAAACAGGCAAAGAATTTGTAATTGTACCTAAACTACCTGTCTGTGTTTTCCATACTGGATTAGTCATGGTCTAGTCTCATGCGTATGTAGCACCAACAGTATACCATTGGGTAGCAGAAGTTGCTATGTATTGAATCGTTGCTCCTGCTGAATGAACAATTGCCGCATCTATACTTCCAGTATTAATAGCTGCCCCTGTGTTAGGATACACATTTAAATTAGTAGCAGAAGTATTTGTTATAATAATTGCCATACCTGCAATCGCTGACGGAAGAGTTACTCCTTGTCCTGGACTTACAGTAGAAACAACATTAAATTCTTTTAAGATTGCAGTAGCATTGCCCTGTGTTGTACCGGCGGCTGATATTGCTGTTTGTACTGATCTAATAAGGAAAGACGATGATATAAAATTGTTAGCAGAAACGTTGTCACTAACGCTTAAAGAAGTTAGTGTACCGACGCTAGTGATATTGGGCTGTGCTGCGGTATAGACCGTTCCTGCGACAAGCGCATTACCCACTTGACCGATAACATTACCGCCGGGTAGATTTGTCAAGCCACTGCCATTACCGGTAAATGTGCCTGTGTTTGCTGTAATATTAACAGCAGTAATATTGCCATTTACTGCAAGACCGGTTAGTGTACCGACACTTGTAATGTTTGGTTGAGCAGCAGTGTATACAGTACCGGCAACAAGTGCGTTCGCTACTTGACCAGTTACGTTGCCACCTGCAATATTGCTTAGTCCCCCACCATTACCGGTAATCATGCCTGTTGCATTTAAAGTACCGGCAACATTTATACCTGTTCCGGTTACAGTCAATATGTTAGCATTACTACCGACTGAAACGACAACATTACCCCCTGCTGCAGGTATTCTAACATTACTTGTACCGTTAGCAAATATACCTAAAATGTTACCTGCACTTACGTTACCAGTAACAGTCAACAAACTTAATGTACCAACACTAGTAATATTTGGTTGTGCATTTGTAGTAACTGTGCCTGCTGTTGTTGCTGAACCGGCAGTAGTAGCAGTTGTAGCACTTGAAACAGTTCCTGTAACATTAGCTCCTGTTATGTTAGTAAGGCCACTACCATTACCAGTAAACACACCTGTGTTTGCTGTAATATTTACAGCAGTAATATTACCATTTACACTTAGACTTGTTAGTGTGCCAACAGAAGTAATATTCGGTTGTGTTCCTGTCGTTAGTGTTCCTTGAATGTAGTTTGCCTGAACTAAATTACCACCTGCAATATTTGCAGCATTAATATTACCTACAACAATTAGACTTGTCAACGCACCTACAGATGTAATATTTGGTTGTGATGCTGTGGCTAAAGTACCTGTAAATAATGTAGCAGAAACGTTACCTGCTGACAAGTTACCACTTAAAGTTAAAACGTTTGAAGTTTTATTAAATGTAAATGCAGACGATCCACCGAGATTTCCAC